TGGCCCGACACTGCGAAGGTTTTTCGCACAAAAGGACCCCTTTTTGAACCAAAATAGCCCAGACCCCCGCAAATGACCCTTGAGCAGCTCGCCACCGCCTTGGACATCAGCCAAGGCCACGCGTCCAAGATGGTCAGGCAGGGAATGCCTCGCCATGACGTGGAAGCGGCCCGGGCGTGGCTGGCCGAGCGGGCGGCAGGGCGCGGCCGGCGGATGGCCGGCGTCACGATCGCGGCGCTCGACGAGCATTCCCTGGACGACATCATTCAGCAGCAGGGCAACCTAGTCGCCTCGGCCCGCGTCGCCTACCGCAACGCCATCGAGTCGGGCGACCCGCAGCAGGGCAAACTGCAGACGGCCTACAACCAAGCGCTCAAGACGCTCATCTCCCTTGAGGAGGAGCAGAAGAAGCGGGCGATGGCCGATGCCGAGTACATCTCCAAAGCCGAAGCCCTGACCGCCATCAAGACGCTCGTCGGCGAAATCCTCTCAAAACTCGACGACCTGCCGACCGACGTGGCCGAGCGCTGCAACAAGGCGAACCCAGCCCAAGCCATCAAGCCCCTCCAAGACTGGGTCCGCAAGACGCGGGAGGAAATCTCCGCCCATGACCTTCTCCGCGAAGACGCTTGAGGTGATCCGTGCCGGCCGCGAGGCCATGCGACCGACCACCAGCGGAGACCCTGTCGAGTGGCTGGAGCGCAACGTCTCCGAGATACCAGACTCGCACCTCAAAGGACCGTTCCGAAACGAGCGGATGCCTTGGGTCGGCGACGCGGTACGCTACATCGTCCACCCCGAGGTCCGCCAAGTCCTCCTGCCTTGGTGCATCCAAGCGGGCAAGTCCGCGGCCCTTCGCCTGTCGACGGCATACTTCATCGTCAACGACCCGGGCAATATGCTCCTGCTGCAGATGAACCAGGACGAGGCCGACGACTTCTTCCTGCGCCAATGCCGTCCCCTCTTCGACGCCATCCCCGAGGTCGCCAAGCGCAAGAAGCCCGACGATATGCCTCGGTCGTCCGTGGGCGACTTCCAGCGCATGATCATCTATTGCCGGTCCGCCCATACGAAGACGAGCCTGCAGCGCATCACGACCAAGTACGTCTTCGGCGACGAGTGCTGGCGTTGGCCGAAGGGCCACATGGAGGAGGCGATGGGACGCACGACCCAGTTCTCGTGGAACAGCAAGCACGTCTTCGCGAGCCAAGGCGGGACGCCCACGGACGACTTCCACCAGCTCCTGGAGCAACCGACGACCAACCTGCACGACTGGTCCTTCAACTGCCCGAAGTGCAACACGCTCCAGCCCTACGACTGGTCTTTCGTCCGCTTCCCAGAGGACGCGAAGGACGGCGACGACTGGGACATCGCCAAGGTCAAGGCCGGCACGACCTATGAATGTCGCTCCTGCAACACCCGCCACACGGACAGCCGTGAGACCCGTTTCGAGCTGAACCTCGGAGGCAAGTTTTACCCACGCGAAGCGGGCAAGTCAATCGAGCGCGTCGGTCTGCACCTCAACGCCCTTGCGATGATGTCGTGGGGCGAACTCGGCCGCATGATGCTTGAGGCCAAGCGGGCATCCGTGATCTACGGCGACGAAGAGCCCCGCCGCATCTTCAAGCAGAAGCGACTAGCCCTTGCCTACTCCGAAGACGGAGGCTCGATGGTTGCACCTGTCAACGCCTCCGACTACGCCCTCACAGACGACTGGGCGGAAGAAGCCGTCATTACCCCGAAGGCCCAAATCGCCACCCGCGAGAACGCACCCGCCGGCAGCGTCCCGTTCCGCACGATGGGCGTCGACGTGCAGCGCGGTCACTTCTGGGTCATCGTCCGTCGATGGTCCCGCAACGGCAACAGCCGCCTTATGGCTTTCGAGAAGGTCGAGACATGGTCCGGCCTCGACGACCTCGCCCGCAAGCATGGCATCCACAAGGCGCTGGTGATGGTCGACTCGGGCGACAATACCCAGACCGTCTATGCCGAGTGCTGTCGCCGTGGCTGGAAGGCGACCAAGGGCTCTGGCTCGGAAGACTTCGCGGTGACCTCGACAAACGGCCAGACGACACGCCGCTTCTACTCGGACCCGCAGGCCATCATCGTTCCTGGACAACCGACCCGCGTCTCACTCGTGGTCTTCTCGGCGATGGCCGCCAAGGATTTGCTCCACGGCCTCCGCGTAAGGAAGCTGCATACTTACCCCCGTGACGCCTCCGAGGACTACGTCAAGCAGCTGAACTCGGAAGTGCGGGTGAAGGACAAGCGCACGGGCAAGCCCATGTGGATACTCCCGCAGGGCGTCCAAGACAACCACGCCCTAGACTGCGAGGTGCTGGCGATGCTGGTGGCCGTCCGCTGGGGCGTCGTCGGTCGGGAAGCCACCACCACGGACGCCGAGGCACCCATTGGTTGACTTTATGCCCAAGCCCATAATGTTCATTGCAAGCGTGCCGGGGGTTTGTGGGGACCTACAATGGCTTGGAGGTTCGGATCGTTGGCCCTCGGCACGCCCCTTTTCCTTCCAATCGGAGCAAGTTTAACATGGCTTCCGGCATCTTCATCGGCCTCACCGAGTGCGAACTCCTTGCAATCCGTTTGAAGGCGGTCGCCATGATCACGGAAGGCAAAACCCTCATGTCCTACTCGGACAGCGGGTCGTCTGCTTCCAAGTCGTTTGCGATGCCCCCAAAGGAGATGCTCGCCGAGGCCCAATACGCCCTGGGCATCCTCGACCCCCAGCAGTACCCTGCCTCGGTCCGCATGACGGTCGGCCGCACGAACTGGAACAACCCCATCCGCAACTAATCTATGGCAGTCAAAAAGCGTCCGACCACCAAGGCCCGCAAGGGCACGCCCAAGCCACAAGCCGACGCAGGCAACTGGCAGAGCACCGGGCTGACCCGCCTACGCCTTGGGCAGTACGGCGCCCAGCCTCGCGACCTTCGGCGCGACATGACTCCGTGGGACCGCCTGTCGATGGTCCGCAAATGCCGTTGGGCCGAACGCAACAGCGGCCTGTTCAACCAAATCCTGAACGACCTCACGCTCTACACCGTCGGCGACTGCATCAAGCATCAGTCCCACGCGTCTACAGCCGAGGCCCGCGAAGCCTACAACGATTACTTCAACGAGTGGTCCAAGAAGTGCGACATCACCGGGCGCTTCTCCTTCGGCCAAGTCCAGAACATCCTCCTGCGTGGGATGCTCCGCGACGGCGACTCCTTCGCCATCAAGACCCGCAACGGCATCGGCGCCGCGAAGCTCCAGATTATGGAGTCCCATCGCGTAGGCGACCCCATCTACCCAGACGTAGCCCCGCCCGGGATGCACGACGGCATCCAGTTTGGCCCCTACGGCGAACTCGCCGGCTACTCGGTCTACCGCTCAGACGGCTCCGCCCGCTACGTCATCTCCAACGCGGTGATGCACATCGTCGACCAGGAGTGGGCCAGCGGTGCCCGAGGCGTCCCTGTCCTTCAGAGCGCCGTGAACTCGGTGCAGGACGACATGGACGTGCGTCAGCTTGAAGTCCTCGCGATGCGGGACCACGGCGACGTCACCCGCGTACTCAAGAAGACGGGTGGCTTCATGCCGACCGATATGGCCGCCGAGATGGGCCAATCCACCCCCAGCACGCAGGGCCAGCAGTACGCCTCGATGGGCGGTAAAATCCTCGCCCTTGAACCCGGCGAAGACCTCCAGCTGCTGACCTCCAACCGTGGCTCCCAAGCCATCGGCTTCCTGCAGGAACTTGAGCGGGACATCGTCCGCGTCCTGCCCTACGAGTTCGTCTCCGACCCTTCCAAGATTGGCGGGGCTTCCGTCCGTCTCGTCACCGCCAAGGCTGGCCGAGTCTTCGGCAAATACCAGAACGTGATGATCACCACGCTCTGCAACCCGACTTGGGGCTACGTCATCGGTCAGGCCATCGCCAACGGAGAACTGCCCGACGACCCCGAGTGGAACTGCGTTTCCTGGACGACCCCGAAGAGCGTGACCGTGGATGGTGGCCGTGACTCCGCCAACGACCGCGAAGACCTCCGCATCGGCCTCTTGTCCTTCTCCGAAGTCTACAATCAGCGCGGGATGAACTTCGAGGAGGAAGCCGAAATCAAGGCCCAGAACGTCCGCTATCTGCTCGACCTCTCCAAGACCTACGGCGTGCCTTTCGAGACGCTTTCGAACCTGCTTCTCAACACGCCTCCCGGCACCGTGGAGCAGACCGCCAACACTCCGCAGCCCGACGCTGAAACCGAGACCTCTTCCTAAAATGCGTTTCCTCCTCAATGGCCTAAACGGCCGCGAAGCCCTCCTCATCGACCCTGCGAAGGCGAACGACCACCGCATCCTCGCCGAGAAGTTCGGCTTCACGGATATGCTGGCCCAGCTCTTCGGCGAAGTCCCCAAGGCCTACATCGCCGAGGACGGCACGGGCGTCATCCCGATTGCGGGCGTCATCGGCAAAGGCCTGTCGCCCATCGAGAAGATGACGGGCGCCGTGGACGTCAACGCCATAGCCGATGCCATCGACGAGTTCTCCGCGAACCCGCAGGTGACCCGCATCGCATTCCAAGTCTCTTCCCCTGGCGGCACGGTGACGGGCGTCGAGGAACTCGCCAACAAGGTCCGCAACATCAGCAAGCCGACGATGGCCTATACGGACAGCGAAATGGCCTCCGCCGCCTACTGGATCGCCAGCGCCGCCGACAAGGTGGTAGCCTCGCCCTCATCGACCGTCGGCTCAATCGGGGTCTACATGACCATCGCCGACATGACCGAGATGGCCAAGGCCCAAGGCATCAAGATGGTCGTCATCAAGTCGGGTAAGTTCAAGGGTGCCGGCATCCCGGGCACGTCCCTTTCCGAGGAGCAGGTCGCCAACCTCCAGCAGGGCGTCGACGAAATCCACGCCGACTTCAAGGCCTCTGTCCTTCAGACCCGCAAGCTCGTCAAGGCCGAGGACATGGAAGGACAGGTCTTCTCGGGCAAGCAAGCCGCCCAGCGCAACCTCGTCACCGGCCTTGCGGACTCCTTCTCGGAAGCCGTCGCCATGTGGGCGGATAACAGCATCGCTCCTGCTCCTGCCGTTCCTGCCAAAAAAAAGAACTAACTTATGCCCGAAATCATCATTACCGATATTGACGGAACCATCCTTGACGCTGGTCAGCCTGTCCAACGCGTTATCGATTACATCGAAGCCGAAGAACTCCCGGTGGTCATCCTGACTAACCGCCCTGAGTCCGACCGAGCCATGACCGAAGAAGACCTCAAGGCCACCGGGCTCGACTATATCCGCCTGATCATGAACGGCGGTTCCGCCCCTGCTCCTGCCTTCAAGGCCTCCGAGGTAAAGAAGCTGCTCGACGAAGGCTTCGACCCAGACGTGTTCATCGACAACGACCTCGCCAACCGCGAAGCCGTAGCCGCCCTTGGCGTTGAAGTGGCCGACCCTTCCGACCTCAACGCTGAAAGCGAGGATGTAGAGAACGAAGACGAAGGCGCAGATATGTCCGCCAAGGCATTTGCGGTTTCCAACCATCGCAAACTCAAGATGACCATCGAAGACAAGCTCGCCACCGCCGAGATGCTCGCCCAGGCGCTCACCGCCGAACGCGACGACCTCCGTGCCACCGTCGAGAAGCTCACCGTCGGCGCCGCCGATGAACTGACCGCCATCAAGGCCGACCTCGTCACGAAGGACGCCGCCCTCGCGGACCTCGGTGCCGCCCTCGAAGCCGCCAAGGCCGAGCGTGACGCCTTCGCCGTGAAGGTCGCCGAACTTGAAGCGACCAAGGTCTCCGCCTCTAAGGAAGCCGCCAAGATCGCGGCCTCGGTCGGCGTCGAACCGACGGCCATCATCCCGGGCTCCGACAACGCCGCCGCCAAGGCCGACGTCCTCGCGACCTACAACTCCCTGACCGACCCGAAGGCCAAGGCCGACTTCTTCGCGAAGAACGCCCAAGCCATCTACGCGTCCATCAAGGTCTAATTTTTCCCTAACCCTAATCTCCTCCTAACACACTATGGCTAATTCTATTGCTGCCGCCCCGTCCGTTCTGGCCCAGGGCGTCATCTCCGCCCTCGCGAACAAGCTGCCCGTCCTCAACGGCTTCTCGTCCGTCTTCACCTCCTCCATCGCCGGCGCCGGCAAGACCATCCAGGTCCCCCTGATCGGCACCTCGACCGCCACCGAGTTCGGCTCTGGCGGCTACACGACTGGCGACGACGCCACCGTGACCTCGTCCAGCGTCACCCTCAAGCACTTCAAGGTCTCCAGCCGCTTCTCGCCTCTGGACGTCCGCGAATACGGCATGGGCTTCTTCGCGAACAACTTCGTGGAAACGGCCGCCATCGCCCTCTCCCAGAAGTGCATGACGGAAATCAACTCCCTCATCGTCGCCGCTAACTACAGCTCGTCCACCAACACCGGCGCGAACCTGTCCTACGCCGAAGTGGTCGCCGCCCAGAAGACCCTCGACGACGCCAAGGCCCCTGACAAGCGTGCGCTCGTCCTCGGCAACGGCTACCTCGCCGACCTCCGCAGCGACTCGTCCATCATCGCCGCCTTCCAGCTCGGCGCGAACGTCATCAGCACCGGTTCCATCGGCACGATTGCTGGCGCTCAGGTCTACCAGTTCTCGAACCTCGCCGCCAACAGCGAGTCCCTCGCGGGCTTCATCTGCGGCGCTGACGCCATCGCCGTCGCCACCGCCCTCCCGTTCAACGAAATCCCGGGTGCTGAAGTGTCCCAGGCCACCGACCCGAACACGGGTCTCTCGGTCCAGGTCATGGTGATCCAGGAGCAGTCGGGCTACCTCAACGTCACCGCGACGCTCCTCTTCGGTTGCGCTGTCGGCCGTGCGACGTCCCTCCGCCGCCTGACGACCGCCTAAACGGTCGCGGTCGCTAGACCGCTTGACGAGACCCCCTTGGGCAACCTTGGGGGTCTTTTGTTTTTGTACCAAATCGGGCAAAGGTGATGAGCCTCTATTCCGAGTTCTTGGACGACGCCAAGGAGATGATTGCCGACTTCGGCGTGGCTGGTTCGGCCAACTCGGGGAGCATCACCTTCCTCTGCCTCATCTCCGACCCCGCCGTCCAGACCGTCCTCGAGGCAGGGGGGTATTGTGAGCGGACCCAGTACACGGTAAGGGTGCCCGCCGTAAACGCCTCCTGGAGCCTCCCAGATGGGTCTATTGGGGCATCGGCGGCCCTACTCTCGGGCGGTGCCCCCATCGCCTCCCTAGGCCAAGGGAAGAAAATCGTGGCCGGCGGTAAGACCGTCCGCATCACCACCCAGACCTACAAGCCCGGTTCGGCTTGGATCACGCTCGTCGTCATCGACGACAACCAGTAAGCCGTGGTCAAGGTCTCCCTTACTCCTGCCAGCAAACAGGCATTTCAGGATGCCATCAACAAGTTTGCCGCCGCAAGCAAAATGACCATCCGCGACGCCACCCTTATCCAAGCCGCCTTGGCTTGTCAGGATGCCGCCAAGTTCACCCCACCGATCACAAAAGGCGGAGGCGGTGGCCTATCCAATGCGGCCAAGAAGGCAGGCGAGCGGGCGGTCGAGCGTGACGTCTACAAGGTCTTTGCCCCGCTGACAGGCGGGACGGCCGACGTCCAGGCCACCCGCGTCATCAAGCGTCTAGGCTCATTGGCCTTAAACAATAACTCCGGGCTGTTCTGGAAGGTGGCATCCCAATACTCGAGCATCCTGTCCGCGAAGCCTTTCATCGCCAATATGCTTTCATCCAAGTATGCCGGCTATCAGACGGAGGAAGGCTTCAGGAAGGCCAAAAACTATTTCGGACGCGTCGGCTCCCGCGTGGCTTCGAATGACTTCAGCTCATCTGGTGGATACATCGACAGCCCCAGCGCCATGGACAACGTCTACAAGCCAATCTACACTAGGAACCTCGGCAGGCTCTGGAAGAGCGGCCGCAACGTCAGCGGAGTCACCTCCTTCACGAAACGCATCGTAGAGCGTAAGGGCGACATGAACCAATACATCGAGCAACGCCAGCAGACCGTCGGCTCCATCAAGTCTGGATGGGTCAAGGCCCTGCAATCGCTTCCCAAGCCTTCCAATACCGACAAGAACTTTGGGGCAGAACTCCTGGCTGCCGGCTGGATCACCAAGCAAAGCGGAGTCATCGGGAACAGCACTACGGCCTTTTCCGACAAGCTGGCCGACGTGACCATCCGTAACCTGAACGGCAACGTCTTCGGCATCGCCGACCAAGCCGACGTCCTCGGGCTGGTCTACGCAAACCGCGTCAAGCAGATGCCTGCAGCCGTCCAGAGGATGATTGAACAGGACGTTAACGACTTTAACAAATAACCATGGGCACCAAATCCATCCGCCATATCGTCGAAGCCACCCTTGCGGGCTACCTATCGACCCAGACCGGGCTGACCTCGGTCGCCTTCCTTACCGGGGACAGCGCCGTGACCCAGACCCTGCCGAAGGCCGTGGTCCTCTGCGACTCCGCCCGCCCGCCGGCCAGCCTCCAAGAGGGCGAGGGAAACTACGACTGTTCCGTCCGCATCACCCTGTTCTCCAACGCCGACGATACAACACTCGCCGATCATCGTGCCCGCTGCGCCGCTTTGGTAGGCAATATGCGTGACCTCGACAGCATCAAGGCCGCCTTCGTCGCTGGCGGTGACGCGGCCTGCTACGACGTCAGCATCCTCTCGGAAGACGAAGGCATCGACGAACGCTCCTGGGCGACTTCCTTCTCGTTCAGCGTCTGGACGGTCCTGACCTCGTAAGGTTTCCAACCCCCGCAAAAGTAACATGGCCGCCGTCTCTACTGGAACCACCTGCCTCTTCGGTATCAATGGTACCGTCAGCAACCTTTTCGTGCAGTCCTACACGGTCAACGCCTCGTTCAACCTCTCGGGCATGGTCATCGACGAGACCGGCTTGACCAAGACCGCCCGCTACGACGACCGCAAGACCGAGCTGACCATCGACGGCATCTGCAAGACTTCCTCGATGCCGACCATCGGCGACGCCATCGACTTCACCATCAACGCCGACACGGCCTATCCTAGCGGCTCCAAGTCCACCTCCTACCGCGGCACCATCACGGCCGTCTCACAGAAGGGCTCCAATAAGGACTTCACCTCGGTCACGATCACGGCGGTCGACTTCGAAGGCATCACGCCTTGATTGACCCAGCCCCCGCAAGGGGCATAGTCCTGGCGTGGACAACCGCTTCCTGAACGCCTACATCGACCCCGCTCGCTTTAAGCTGCTGGGTCGTTTTCTTTACCCTTGGTGCCTGAAATACCGCGTCAGGCTTATGGCGTTCAAGTCGCCTCTTGTCGACGGCTACCGGAACATCACCCCAGCGGACCTGCTTTTGGCGGTCAAGATTTGCGCCGAAGAACCCATCGGGAAGTTCGGCATCGCAGACTCTTGGCGCATCATCCGACTTGAGCAGGACGAAAAGGAGATGCACAGGCTTCTGGAAATTTTCTCCGCGTATGTTATGGTCGGGCATTGGCCCAAGTTCTGGGAAAAGGAAAAGCAGCAGTCCTCGAACGGAAACGGCATCCCATGGCCTTTGGCGGTGGTCTGCAACCTGATCGCAAACGGCATAGACGAGAAGCGGGCTTGGGAGATGCCCGAGTGCCAAGCCATCTGGATGAACGCGGCCTTCGGGGTCAGGAACGGCGCCGACGTCTCCGTGATGACCCCTGAAGAGGAGGCCTTCATGGAGTCAGAGCTGCAGGCCGCCGCTTCCAATCCTGCAAAGGTGAAGACCGACTGACATGGCCCAATCCCTAGAAGTTAACATCAAGACGACCTCGGACGTCCCGCAGGCCGTCAGCCGAGCGAACGACGCCATCACCAGCCTGGAGAAGCGTGCTTCCAATGTGAAGACTGGTGTGGCTGGCGCCGAAATGGACAAGACCACGAAGAAGTCCACTTCGATGTTCGAAGAGCAGTTCAACAAAATCGGCAAATCCTTCGGCAATACCATCTCGTCCGTTTTCCTGTCCTTCGCCGGCCCGATGGCTTTGCTCAGCGGAGTGATGTCATTCATCGGGAACAAGATTGAGGAGTCGAAGCGCCTAGCCGAAGAAGGCCTCAACAAGATCGCAGAAGGGGAAACAACGATGGCAACGGATGAGGAAAAGAAGATGGCCAACTTCTTCAAGATGAAGGAAGCCCGCGAAAAGGAGGAGGAGATGGTCGCAAGAGGACGCGAAGCCATGACCGAAAAGTTTTTACGCCAAACCGAAGAGGGGAAAAAAGTCATGGAAGAAGCAAGGGCGTCTGGTCGTACAGGCATCAGCGCGACCGCTAGAGACTTATCCAAGAGCTCTGAAATCCAGAAAATCGCGTTGGATGCGTTCCTAAACAGCGAAGAGGGCAAGAAGTTTGCGCCAATCTTCAAGGGTGAAGCCCAGGCAGCCACCGGGTTCAAAGGCCCAGAAGGGTTCGGCAATGTGGTCGGCGTAGGTGCCAACCCCGTCATGCAAGCCATGAGCCTGCAGCTGGAAGAGACCCGCAAGCAGACCCAACTGCTCGAGCAAATCAGCCAAAACAAGACCTTCGACGAAGGCGTTCCAATCGACTTCACCAAAGAACCCAAAGCCCCACAGGCAAAAACCTTCAGCGCATTCTAACCTATGGCAATCGTCGCAACAGGCAACAGCCTAGTCACTCCCATCCTCCAGCCCGGCTGGACGGTCACTTCCGACGGCTTCGGCCTCAATACTTCCACCTCGGTCTTCAAGGGCGACACGACCACGGACGTCGACGCGTTCCTCGTCAAGGGAACTGCCCACCCCGACCCTGCCTACGCCTACCTAAAGCTCGACAAGTGGCGCATCAGCTGGGACGCCCTCAACGTCTGCACGATCACGGTGGACTACGTCGGCATCGACCCTGCCATCAACGACGGCCTGCGGACGAACCCGAACACCTCCGGGGCCAACGGCCTGACCAGCGAGTCTTTGACGGCTCACCCTAACTTCTTCGACAACGACTCTCGCTTCGGACCCACGCCCATCGCGGGCACGGTGTTCACCCAAGACCCCATCGGTCCGATGGTCAACACGAAGACTCCTCCCATCAAACTGCAGCAGTCCTTCATCGGAAACAACGGCGCCTGCTTCGAGTCCGAGGACGGCGGTCGCTTCATCGGCTTCGTCGACCCGGGCTATCCGATGATCTACGGCAAGACCAACTACCTTGCCTCGACCACGACCTACTCTGGCTTCATCTATGTCGCGGATGTCGAGGATGTCCTGTCCATCCTAGGCTACCTCAATACGGCCACCTCGACGAACTCCTGGGACACCTTCGACCTCCTGCCCGATTGGGCTCCTGTCGGGACTGTCATCGGTACCGGGCACGTCAACCTCCTGTCCCAAGTGAACGTCGAGCAGTACGGCTCGCTTTACAAGGTCAACTACGAGATCCGCTACTCCAAGACGGGCTGGTTCAACCAAGTCTACGAGAACATCTGATGAGCCTGCAACCTGGCGTCGGTTATTCTTTCAGGAGTTCCGGCAGCGGGACGACCTTGGACATCATCCCGTCTCTATACTCCACGACCATCGGAGACAGTTCGGCGGCGACCAGCAACATCCTAGACGACTCGGACTTCATCAACCAATTCCTCATCCGCATCGTCGACACGGGCACGTCCATGCCGTTCACGCAGGTGATGAAGGTCGCGGCGGGCGGGCATATCTACCTTCGTAACGGGGAGGCCTGCGACAAGACGGCCTTCACGAATACCATCTACCACGACACGGCCATCACCGTGGTCAACGGCTCGACGGCCAACTCCCATTGGTGCAACGACGACGGCTATGTGGAAATCTCCGAGGAGAGCTACTATGTCTACGCCTACCGCGTGGACGCCCTGGAGGAGAGCTTCTTCTACATCTACGTCTCCACGACCGACAACCTTGACGCGGCCTGCCCTGCCACCTTGCCCGAAGGCATCACGGCTCCGACCGGGGATTACACCGTCCAATGCCTGAAAGTTGGCTCGGCTGTCTACAGCGGTGGCTGGACCGTCTACCAGAAGCTCGTCGGCTCAATCACTTGGCCGTCTGCCAGCGGTTCGACTCCTACCGCATCGCCCGAGCAATTTCAGACCCGCGTATTGCCTGACGCTGAAGAAGGCGTATGGCAAGTGCAGGTCGCCCGAGGCCGCGTCATCACCGGCGGCGGAAGGCAAGCCGTGGGTGAATACGACGTGCAGGGCTTTGCGATCTACCCGACCGGCTCCTTGACCAACGGAAGCGACAGCGAGTCCCCTTATGTCAACCAAGGCGGCTACGTTGAAATCGCCAACGCTGACAACGACGGCGCCGATACTTGGGGCGTCTACATCGTCAGCAATCCTTCCGAGAACAACTACCCGATGCTGGCCGTCATCGCCGACGGTTCCGATGCCGACATCAAGTCCCAGCCTTGGACTACGCGGGTATCATGGATTGATGTATGCCCCTACACCGTTTCCGTCATCACGACCCCTACGCCTCCGTATGAGGTCTACCTGAAGTCATACGATAGCGTAAGCAATCAGCACCAAGAAAACTACAACTGCCAGCGCATCAAGATTGCCATGCTTTACTGGGACAGCGTCCATTCCAACTGGATTGTGCGCCAATGGCTCATCGGTTCCTTGACGAACCCGAGCATCGAATGGTGGAACGGCAACCGTGAATACAACAGCGAAGACGGCATTCCGTCCTGGGCTACGACCACGGACTACCAGACCGAGCAGGACGCTTGGCTCGGAACCTGGACAGGGTACTATAAATGGAACGGCAGCGGAGCTCATCCTTCGACGAATATCCTGCCCTAACCAGCCTTCCAATCCCAGCAACATTAGACGCCATGACCTGCTCGACCTCAGTCACCTTCAAGCGCGGTACGACCTTCGCGGGAACCGTGACCTTCACGCCCCAGACGGGCGGTCCGGCCAACCTTCTGACGACCACGGTCACCTCGTCCATCATCGACGCGGCTGGCCAGACGTACCCGACCACGATCACGATGGCGGTGGACGGCCTGTCGTTCGTCTGCTCCTACCCATCGACCGCCGACTGGACGCTGGGCTCCGCCCGCTGGGACATCAAGTTCGCCTACGGAACGACCGTCTTCTACTCGGAGACGATGCGCCTGAACATCATCGACCAAGTCACCGACTAACCGACCGCCGTGCCCATCTCCATCTCGTCACAGGTCCTGGGGACGCTTTCGGTCACGGTGGCCGAGACGACCGGCACGCTGGAGGTCGCGGTCCTAGCCACGGCCCCTGCGGTCCTTTCCGTCGAGCTCGGGACGCCCGGCCCTGCGGCCACGGTCACGGTCGGAACCACGACCACGCTCTCGGCTGGCTCCTCGGCCACCGTCACGAACTCTGGCTCGACCAGCGCGGCTATCCTGAACTTCGCAATCCCGCAAGGTGCACAAGGCGTCATCGGCGAGACTGGCCCTCAAGGCATCCAAGGTCCGACTGGTCCTCAAGGAGCCGTAGGCCCGCAAGGTCCGCAGGGTGCAACTGGTGCGACTGGTCCTCAAGGTCCGACTGGAGCGACAGGCCCGCAAGGCCCGCAGGGTGCTACTGGACCGACTGGGGCGACAGGGGCGACTGGCCCTCAAGGTCCGACTGGTCCGCAAGGTCCGCAAGGCGACCAAGGAATCCAAGGCGACAAGTACGCCACGACCTCAACGACTTCTCTCTCGGTTTCAAACGGAAGCAAGAGCCTGACGGTTGCGACTGGCTTGGCCTATACGACCCAGCAGTCCATCATCGTCGCTTACAACGCCTCGAACCATATGCACGGCGTGGTCACGAGCTATAACTCGTCCACGGGGGCTTTGGTCGCCGACATCCAGAACCATACAGGGTCTGGCACCTACACCTCTTGGACGGTCAACCTTGAGGGCACCGCTGGCATCGAAGGCCCGCAAGGTCCAGCAGGTCCGACCGGCGCTACGGGTGCCACCGGCCCCACCGGCCCGACTGGAGCAACTGGTCCACAAGGCCCAGCAGGACCGACTGGCGCCACTGGCGCGACTGGAGCAACGGGTCCGACTGGTGCCACGGGTGCAACTGGCCCGCAAGGTCCACAGGGCGATCAGGGAGACCCTGGCGTAGTCTATGCCACTTCTCCCCTTTCCTATGATGCTGGAACGCAGACCGTAAGCATCGACCTTTCCGGATACATCACCGACGCTCCCTCCGACGGCACGCCCTATGTGCGTAAGGACGGAGCCTGGGAACAACTCATCATCTCCTAATGGCAATCAACATCTACAGCAAGGACTCGGTCGATAACCTCCTGGCCGACAAACTTTCCGACGCCCCTGTGGACGGCTCGACCTATGGCCGTAAGGACGGCGCTTGGGAAGTCGTCAGCGGAAGCGGTGGCCTGACCATCAACGATCTTTCCAACGGAGCGACCTCGACCCTCAACGCCACGGCCCCGACGACCGGGCAGGCCTTGACCTTCGACGGCACCGACTTGGTCTGGGCTACCGTGGGCGGTGGTGGCTCCTATCTTCCGCTGGCTGGCGGTGCGATGGACACAGATGCGGTCATCACGATCGCCAACGCTACTAGCGACATCCGCTACGGTTCGGACTTCATCGGCCTGAACCTTACGGCCTCCAGCGGTTCGACTGGGGCTACCTTCGACTACGCTGGCATCAGCATCTTCGACGGCTCCAACAACATCAACCTGCAGGCCACGCAGTATCTCGTCCAGGACGCCACGAACTCGACGACCATCACGCCCGCAAACGTCGCGATGAACGACGGCACGTCCTCGCTCTCCGTATCGTCGACGGGCATCACGTTCCCGGACAGCACGACCCAAAGCACGGCTGGTATCTCCGACGCTCCGAGCGACGGCACGACCTATGGACGAAAGGATGGGGCTTGGGAAGCGGTTGGAGGCGGTGGTTCCGACCCAAAGAAGGCTATCGCTAATCTTGCTGCCGCTTGCTTCTACCAAAACAGTCCATATTATTATTTTAACGGAGGCATTGCCATGGCGGTGGCATTTTCTTCAAAGTTTATGAGTGGGTCTTCTTATCAGCTAGGATATGGAACTGCTGGAACAACCCCGACTGTTTTCTCTTCTATTTCTCAATCGACTAACGGAAGCGGAGACACGATTGCTGCGACTAACGTTGGCTATACAAGCATGACTGGTCTTTCAATTGCCTACTCCGACGACAGCGGTTCGACTTGGACCTATTCCGACCTTTCCTTCTGACCATGTCCTACATCTACACCTTCCTCACCGGCCTCCTGATCGGCGTCCTCGGCGGCATCCTCGTCTACCGCAACAACGCGGCGAAGCTCAAGGCCTCCGAAGACAAGGGCAAGCACCTCCTCGACGCCCTCAAGGGCAAATAAGCCGAACCGACGGGACCGACCATGATGCGCTTCCTGCTGCTCTTCTCGGTCCTGCTCCTGGCTGGCTGTCCGTCCGTCCCACCGCCTACGCCCGACCCCGTGCCCGCCCAAGGCACGCTGGACATCGTCGGCAAGAAGGAGGACAAGCAGGAGTCCCGCACGGCCGCCGCCGTCATCGTCGCCAAGGAGAACGCCGATAAACCCGAGGTCGTCCGTTCCGAACTCTCCGTGGCCCAAGCCGCCCTGCCCGTCCCTGACGCCTCCGACCTAGCCTACGCAAAGGCCCGGGCCGCCAAGGCCGACGCCAAGCAGTACGAGGCCAACGTCGCCTCCGCCGCCAAGGCCAAGGCCGACATCGACGCCATGTGGACGAAGCTCGAAGGCGAGCAGAAGCAGAACGCCGAGGCCATGTCCAAGATGACCGTCCAAATCGGCACCCTCAAGCAGCAGGTCGAGGAGGCTAAGAAGGAAGGCCAGCGGAACCTCTACGCGATGGTCGCCGCCGGCATGATGGTCCTCGGTGGGTTCGCCATCGCCTTCGGCCGCGTGATGATTGGGGCTGGCCTGCTGGTCTCGGGCGTGTGCATCGGCGCCGTCCCCTATCTCCTGGACTCCGTCTGGTTCCTTCCTGCCGTGGGTGGCGTCTTCCTGCTCGGCCTATTGGTCGGGGGGTGGCACGCCTACCGCAACCACCTCAAGGCCGATGCCGCTCAAGAAGAAGATAAAAATCAAGGAGGCTAGGCTGGGCGGTCGGTTGCTGGGTCAGGCCATCAAGGAAGGCGACTCCTACACAATCCGCATCAACGCCCGGCACAGCTCGGAGAAGAGCCGCCTGAACACCGTGGTCCACGAAGCGCTGCACGTCGGCGACTTCGACCTGACGGAAGCCCACGTCCGCAAACTCACCTCGGTCGTCACCGAAG